GACCAGTCTAAAGGAAATTTGGAAGAACCGGAAACAGATCATTGAAGGTATAACTAATACAGTTATTAAAGATGAATTTGTAGAACATGTCTCAGCATTAAGAATGGAGATTTGTAATACATGTCCTGATATAGATACTGTAGGAAAAGAATGTCTTATGCCTAAGACACAACCTTGTTGTTCTCTATGTGGATGTTCTTTATCTTTTAAAACTAGATCTCTTTCTACTTCATGCCCATCAAAGAAATGGGCATCAATTATTTCAGAGAAAAAAGAAGATGTATTAGATAACCTTAAAGATTAATAATATGATTGTATTTAATGCAGATGATCATAGTTACAGAAGTCTTGATGACAGTAACATTGATTGGATAAGTGTAACAACACTTGTTTCCCATTTTAAAAAACCATTTGATGCTAAGAAAATAGCAGAGAAAGTAAGCAAGAGTAAAAAGTCTAAGTGGGCTGGTATGGATCCAGTATTAATACAACAAATTTGGACTAATGAAGCTGACAGATCTACTACTCTTGGTACATGGTATCATAATCAAAGAGAATCAGATATCTGTGCTTTATCTTCAATGGAAAGAGAAGGAGTTACTATACCTATATTTAAACCTACAGAAGTTAAGGAAGGAGTTAAACTAGCCCCCTCTCAAAAATTAGAACCAGGTGTTTATCCAGAACACATGGTGTATTTGCGCTCAGTAGGTATTTGTGGTCAATCAGATTTAGTTGAAGTAGTCAATGGTAAAGTAAATATCATTGACTACAAGACCAACAAAGAAATAAAAATGGAGTCTTATGTTGATTGGGAAGGTAAATCAGAAAAACTGCTGCCTCCTATAGATAATTTAGATGACTGTCATTTCTATCACTACGCACTACAGTTAAGTATTTATATGTATATTATACTAAAACATAATCCAAAGTTAAAACCAGGAAAGATATTTATCCATCATGTTAGCTTTGAAGTAGAAACAGAAGATAATTGGGGATATCCAGTAACCAAGAAAGATGCTAATGGAGAGCCTGTATTAAAAGAAGTAAAGCCACTTGCATTACCTTATTTATTTGAGGAGGTGCAAACAATAATGCATTACCTTCATGATAATAAAATTAAAATTAAAAAGAAATGAGTTTCACTAAACTGTTTGATGTACAGAATGGAGTAGTTATTCCTACTGAACATTGTTATACCTTAAAGGCTCTTAAAGATGTAATGGATGAATACCCTGAAGATTATCTTAAAATATACATGTATTTGTTTTATATGTGCTGTCCTAATCCCGATCTTAATCCTTTTTTCTTTACTCCGGATATTGATAAAGAATCACTTATCCTAGATCAGGTACAGGGAGAATTTTCTACAGAAGATAATACAATATTTGTAGCATTACAGTTTTGTGAAAGAATGTATGAGACACCTACATCCAGAGCATACAAAGGTATTGCATCTATGTTAGATAGATTAGGTAGATATATGGAGACAAGTGCTATCACTACAGGTAGGGATGGTAACTTTAATTCTCTCATTGCTGCAGCCAAAAACTATGATGCCATAAGACAATCTTTTAAAGGTGCTTATAAAGATCTTCAAGAAGAACAGTCTAGCAAAGTTAGAGGTGGGATTGGTATGGCATATGATCAATAAAAATAATTATGAGTGAAATTTACCAAGATATACCAACATATGACAATGGAACATGGACAACCACAAGTTTTGAATCCAGAAAGGACTTCGCTGACTTTATCTTTGACTTATTCAAAGAACCAGGACAATACAACTTTAATGAAACTACAAATAAACTATTTGTATCTGAGTCAGATAAATTCAGAAAAGATAGGGTATATTGTACATCTCCCTTCAAGTCAAAAGACTTCATAAATTATTGGGATGAGCAAAAGGTAAGATGCAGAAAAGGCATCATAATTAAAGAAGCTAATAACCATTGGTTTCTTGCAAGAGAATATTATATGTGGTTGAACTTCCTACCTATATTTAATAAGGAGATACAACAATTTGGATTTGCAGATATTAGAGATGCTCAATATCATATGGCTCTCTATGAGCTTTTAGCAGAACTGAATTATAAGCATGTTGCTATTCTAAAGAAACGTCAGATTGCATCTTCCTATTATCACATGGGTAAGCTCATTAACCAACAATGGTTTGAAGCTGGAGTTACTCTTAAGATTGGAGCCAGTCTTAAAGATTATATCAATGAAAAAGGATCATGGAAATTTTTACAGGAATATGCTGCATTCTTAAATGAGCATACAGCATGGTACCGGCCAATGTCTCCAGACAAAGTTATGATGTGGCAACAAAAGATTGAGGTAAGAAAAGGAGATAGAAAAACTGAAGTTGGTCTTAAAGGAACTATACAAGGTATGTCATTTGAGAAAGATCCAACAAATGGTGTCGGTGGACCAGTTAAATACTTCTTCCATGAAGAAGCAGGAATTGCTCCTAAGATGGATAAGACATATGAGTACATGAGACCAGCAATGAGATCTGGTTTAATTACTACAGGTATGTTTATTGCAGCTGGATCTGTAGGAGATTTATCTCAATGCTATCCATTGAAAGATATGATTCAAGATCCTGGATCTAAAGATGTCTATGCAGTTGAAAGTAATCTTATTGATGATAAAGGCACATTTGGTATGTCAGGTTTATTTATTCCTGAACAATGGTCAATGCCTCCTTACATTGATCAGTTTGGTAATTCACAAGTAGAAGAATCACTGAAAGCTTTAGAAGAACAATTTATAAAATGGAAAAATGAATTATCTCCGGAAGATTATCAGTTAAGAATCTCCCAGCATCCTAGAAATATTAAAGAAGCATTTGATCATAGATCTGTATCTGTATTTCCTCCCCATCTACTTGCAGCACAAGAAAGAAGAATTGAAGAAAAAGAATATGCATGTGAGTACTTAGACATTTATGCTGATGAGACAGGATTACCTACTGTAAAATTAACAGATAAAAGGCCAATCATGGATTTCCCAGTTCCTAAAAAACTAGAAGATAAAACTGGTGTATTAGTAGTTTGGGAAAGACCAATAGAGAATCCTTCTTTTGGAACATATTATGCCTCTATAGATCCCGTGTCAGAAGGTAAGACAACAACATCAGACTCATTGTGTTCTATCTATGTAATGAAAGCTCCTGTAGAAATAACTAAAATTCATGCCGGAGAAACAGAAACATACATAGAGCAAGATAAGATTGTAGCTGCCTGGTGTGGTAGATTTGATGATATTAAAAGAACACATCAAAAATTAGAATTAATAATTGAATGGTATAATGCTTGGGCTCTTATTGAAAACAATATTTCTCTTTTCATTCAGTACATGATACAAAGAAGAAAGCATAAATACTTAGTACCTAAAAATCAAATTGTATTCTTAAAAGATCTTGGTGCAAATGCCAATGTATATCAAGAGTATGGATGGAAGAATACAGGTACTTTATTTAAAGCCCATCTTCTAAGTTATGCAATTGAATACACTAGAGAAGAATTAGATCAAGAAACTATGGAGGATGGTACTGTAGTTAGAACAACATATGGTATTGAAAGAATTCCTGATCCTATGTTGCTTAAAGAAATGAGAGAATATGCACTAGGAGTCAATGTGGATAGGTTAGTTTCCTTCTGTGCTCTTGTAGCTTTTATGAAAATTCAACAGTCTAATAGAGGCTACTTAAAGAAAACAGTAATGGATGATAGCAAGAAAAACTTGCAAAAGTCAGAAAATTTGTTTAAATTAAATAGCAGTCCTTTTCGTCACATGGGAAAACAACAACTTGGTATTGGGCAGGGTGTGAAAAGATCCGCCTTTAAAAACTTTAAATAATTAGTATGCAAATATATAATGCAATGCAGTTAAAAAATGGGGCCAAGGCGGAAACAAACCGCATGGGCACTGTTACACAGCCTCTACAATTTATCACTAAAAAAGAAAAATCTGATGAGTGGGCAGCTTGGAACCTTGATTGGGTTGAGTGGCAAGGATTAAAACAGATCCGTAGGAATGCCAGAAGACTAATGAAGAACTATAAACTTGCCAAAGGTATTATAGATAAGTCAGATTATATTGTTGAAGAAAATAATGAGTATAGAGAAATAGTTGAAACACTTACTAAAGAAGACCAGTCTGCATTAGAGTTAAAGTTTTATCCAATTATCCCAAATGTTATTAATGTCTTAGTAGCTGAATTTGCTAAAAGATCTACCAAGTTAGTATACAGAGCTGTAGATGATACTTCTTACAATGAACTTCTAGAAGAAAAAAGAAAGATGATAGAAGATACTCTTCTAGATGATGCAAGATTTAAAATACTAAGTGCCCTTATTGACCAAGGTTTAGATCCAGAGTCACCTGAAGCACAAGAACAAACTAATCCAGATAAATTAAAAAGCCTACCAGAGATTGAATCTTTTTTTAAGAAAGATTATAGATCAATGATAGAGCAATGGGCATCACATCAGCATAAGGTAGATGTAGAAAGATTTAAAATGGATGAACTTGAGGAAAGAGGGTTCAGAGATATGCTTATTACTGATAGAGAATTCTGGCATTTTAAAATGATGGAAGATGATTATGAAGTAGAATTATGGAATCCTGTAATTTGCTTTTATCATAAATCTCCAGATGCAAGATATATATCTCAAGCAAACTGGGTCGGTAAGACAGATATGTTTACTGTATCAGATGTTATTGATAAATATGGATGGTGTTTAAGTCAAGACCAAATGGAGGCCTTAGAAGCT